GCGAAAAGTCCACAATGTTTCATGTGAAAAATTCTAGACAAGTAATATGAAACGTGGCAAGCGACATACTACTCTCACAAATTTATGTCTTAACCCTCAAGAGTCCACATCGACAGGGTAGACATTAGGCTCACACAGCAAACTTAAAGTATAATAACAAATTCAGAAATTTATTAGTTACTTTAGAGCCTAGCAAAATCTATTTTAAAGACACATACAGCAATTTTGAAAGATACCAAAACAATCAAAAAGAATGTATGAATACATATTACACAGTTGCCGAAAGGCTACAGTTTTAAATCTAGTGTCTTGTTTTAGATAGATTCTTGTGTTTTAACATTAAGTTAGAGTTTAAGAATGTGTTTAAAAATATATGATAAAAAGGGGTAGTGATACTATGTTAGATAACTTAAAAAATCACTTTAATGAAACAACAACTGCAAATGGAGCTAAGGCTTACAAGTCAACTCAATCTGCTGTACTGGATTTATTCAGTCAGGGTGGAGCTATGCGTCAACGTAAAGATGGCGAGATTGTACAGCTATTCTCTAAGGCTTATGCCGAGGATGCAACACTTGCAATGAAGACTCTTTTCTACTTGCGTGACATCACTCAAGGTCAAGGAGAGCGTAAATTCTTCCGTTTGGCTTTAGGACATCTTGCTGTACATAACAAAGATTCTCTAGTTAAAAACTTGCATTTAATTCCTGCTTTCGGGCGTTGGGATGATATGTGGGCATTGCTAGAAACTCCTGTTAAATCACAAGTTGTTGATATGGTTGAACGTCAGTTGATTGCTGACAGAGATTCAGAACGCCCAAGCTTACTAGCTAAGTGGATGCCTTCTGAGAATGCTTCTAGTTACAAGACTAAGAAGTATGCAAAAATCTTCAGAGTAGCTTTAGGTGGAACACCTAAGCAGTATCGTAAATTGCTGTCTGGTATTAGAGCGAAACTAAACCTAGTTGAGACTAAGATTACAGATAAGCGTTATGGAGATATTGCTTATGATAAATTACCTTCGAGAGCAGGTATGGTTTATCGTGGTGCATTCTTCCGCAACGATGAGACACGTTACAAGTCATTCCTTGATTCTTTGTCTAAGGGCGAAGTAAAAGTGAATGCAGGTACATTGTACCCTAACGACATCGTTGGAAAAGTTTTAGGAGGTGGCTACCGAGTTAAGCACAACATTTCTCCACAAGAGATTCAGTTGTACGAAGGTCAGTGGCAAAACCTAACAAACTTCATCGGTGACAAAACCGAAGACTCCCTTGTTATGGCAGACGTTTCAGAATCCATGCGTGGTACTCCAATGGATGTATCTATCGCACTAGCAATGTACATTGCAGAGCGAAACAAAGGTGCATACAAAGACCATTTCATGACATTCACAAGCGTACCAGACATCGTGAAAATCGAAGGTAGCAACATCGTTGAGAAGATTCAAAACATCACAGCAGTTAGAGGTTACAACACTAATATCCAGTTAGCGTTGCAGACTATTCTAGATGTTGCGGTTGAGAATGAGTTGACGAATGAACAAATCGTTAAGAAACTGTACATTATCTCTGATATGCAGTTTGACGATTATAGCATTCAAGGTACTAGCGTAGACATCTTTGAAGAGATGAGTGAAGCATTCGCTAAGGCAGGATATGACTTCCCATCCATTGTTTTCTGGAATGTGAACGCCTATGGCAACACACCAATGACAATGAATGCACAAGGAGTACAGCTAGTGTCTGGTTTCTCACCTAGTATTTTAACTTCATTGTTAAATAACGATGGTAAGACTCCATACGACTTCATGTTGGATGTAATTTTGGCAGATAGATACAAAGAGGTTGTGGCGTAAGCCATACCTCTTACTTGAGAAAAAGGGGCGATTGATATGAAATCACGTAAAGAGCGTAGAGCAGAAGCAAGAGCAAATAAGGTAGCATTTGAACCACAATACAAGTCTGGTACACGTACCACTCTTAAAGGTGAGGTAATCACTGTAGGTGGAGCACCTAGAACTTATCAAGAGGTTTTTGGTAAGAAAGAAGAAGCAGTCGAAGTAGAAGTAGTAGAAACAGAAGCGGTAGAGACAACTGAATAATTCTTGCGAGAGCAAGTGGTCGGGAAGAGAAAAAGAATAAGTCGAGGGCATTGCCTTTGACTTTTTCTGCTATATAAGACAAAAAGGAGATATTTACCATGAGGTCATATACTAACAAAGATGGTGAGTTAATTAAGGTTTCAGAACAGCACTTACAGACTGCTGTAAAGATTAAAAAAGAATTACAAAAACTGTCAACATCGAATAAAGCTTCTTTGAAAAAATTGGTGCAAATGATGGAGCGTGAAGGTTTTTACGATGCAGAAGCTAGTGAAGCTTATCGCTGTATGCTTAAAGCGTATCAGAAGAGTATCGGTGAACTACCGAAAGCAGAAGAAGTAAAGAATGAAGTTATTACAAGTAAGCTCAACTCAATCAAAGAACAGGTTGGAGAAATGCGTTATGAGAAACATGAGATTCAGCATTCTTTAAGAGAGTTAAACAGAATCAAAAGAGATATTATGGATGCTGTACTAATGGCAGAGCAAGTAGGTTTAGCATTCGCAAGCCATGACTTCTCAGACTTAAAGTTTGAGCCAGAGTTAAAGAGCGTTTCAGAAACAGATACAGAAATGATTGCTTGTCTGTCAGATATGCACATCGGGGCAAAAGTTGACACAGATATCAACAACTACAACTATGGTATTGCAATCGGAAGACTAAGTGATTACGCACATAGAATAATCAAAGAATCAAGAATACATAATATTTCAACGGTACACGTAGTAAATTTGGGAGATGTAATAGAACACTCTGGAATGAGATTCGCACAGGCATTTGATGTAGAGTTTCCTTTCTCAGAGCAGATTGTAAAAGCATCTGACATAATCATTAAGTTTTTGATATTCCTAGTAAGAGCAGGGTTAAATGTTTCTTACGCAGGTATTGCAGGAAACCATGATAGAATCGCAGATAAGGATAAGAACATCAATGGCGACCATGCAGTAAAGGCAATCAACTATGCAATCAAGACATTCATCGAGAATGCAGAAATTAAAGGGATTACATATGTTGAAGCAAATGATTACAGTCACTCATTGACAGTCAACGGTGCAAACTTTAAGTTTGTACATGGAGACTTAGACTCTGTTAAAGATGAGAATGTTTTATCTAAACATTGCTCCCTAGATGGTATCGATTATGATATGTTGGTCATGGGACACTATCATCATTTCAGAGAAGTCGAAGTTGGTTTCGACAAAAGAATAGTAACGTTTGGCTCACTAAAAGGGGCAGACGATTATGGCATGAAAATTAGAAAGGTTTCCTCTGCTTCACAAGGTATCATTATTGTGGACGATAAAGGAGACATTGATGTAAAACGCATCAAGTTAGATTAATAAAAATCAAATTTTATCAAAAATACGAACAAATATGCTTAATAAAGCACTAATTAGTGAAAGGGTATTTAATGTTGTTTAAATCGTATTCTCCCTGCGGTCTAGACAACATTAAAATACTCTTTTATTAATTTTCAGAAAGGAGATGAAAATTAATGAGTACACCTAGAAAAAGACCTACAAAGGTTACACCTAAAAAGAAATGTAACACTTGTACAAAAGAAAAGGCAGAAACATTTTTCTTCAAAGTTGACAGTCCTTTATTTCCAGATGGTAGAATCAATACTTGTCGTGATTGCGTTCGTGAACAAGTTAATGTAGAAGACATTGAACAAGTCATTGGTTTTCTAAGACAAATCGATAAACCATTCTATCAAGATGAATGGGATAAAGCGTTAACTTCTGGCAGTCACCCAATAGGGGTGTATCTAGGAAAAATAAATTCACTACAACAATATAAGGGTAAAAGCTTTATTAATAGTGATGGAATGAATGGTATCGGCAAGGTGGATTTACAATCTGCTAAAGCACCAGATACTATCGAGAATGTGAAAGGTGAAGTCATTGAGTATACTGATGAACTTGTTAACAAGTGGGGTATCGGTTATAAGAAACAAGAGTATCTAAGAATGGAAAAATTCTATCAGGATATGCGTTTAACTCATGAGATTCACACTCCTGTTCACGTAAACAAATTAATGGAACTAGCATATCTTCAAATCGAACAAGAAAGATTACGCCAAGAGCGTGATATGCCTAACTATGTTAAGTTAGCAAAAACGATTGATGATATGGAAAAATCAGCAGGTTTCAGACCTGTTGACAGACAAGGATTAGACGATGCCACAGGTATCAGAAGCTTCTCACAAATATTCGAGGAAGTTGAAAAACGTGGATTTAGAATGCCACCTGCAATCGATTTTGAAAAAGATATAGTAGATGCAATGATTGTATCATTAGCTAACTATTATAACAGATTGGTTGGAGCACATATTCTTAAAGATATTCCAGAGGAAATCGCACAGGAACTTGATGAGTTCTATGAAGACGATTTAACACCTGTAGAATTGAATGACGAAGAATATGAGGATTTAGACTTTAGCTTGGGTGATGACGATGAGTAATGCTAAGTGGAAATCTTGGTCTGACTTAGAAAATGTAAAGGGTACTAACCAAAAGAATATACATGACCTTCTGCCTACATGGGCAGAGATGCTTGCTTACTTCCAAGTATACCCTGACAGATTCATAGATTACATTCTTGATGAAGACAGCACTTTTAAGCTGTATCCATTCCAAAGAATTTTTCTCAGAATAATGGCGAGATATAAAAAAATTTACATCACCGCTACACGTGGAACGAGTAAATCATTTTTGAACATCTTGTCAATGTACTTAAAATGTATCTTCTTCCCTAATATTAAACTATCATTAGTTGCTCCACAAAAAGACCAAGCCTCACAAATTGCACAGCAAAATGTGGAAGCGATTTGGAACTTCATGCCTTTACTTCAAAAAGAAGTTAAGAAAACGCAGTTCGCAAAAGACTTTACAAGACTTACATTCTGGAACAATAGCGTTCTAGATATTGTTGTCGCAAGTCAAGGTTCACGTGGTCTTCGTAGACATGGACTTTCCTTCGAGGAAATTTGCCAAATGGAAAAACATAGAGAGGTAATTGGGGAGGTACTATTACCATTATTAGCCAACAACCGTAAAGGTGCAGATGGTGAAGTATCAAAGCATGAAATACATAAACAGTTGATGTATGTAACAACAGCATCCTCTAGACAATCCTACGCATGGGAACAATTATACAGTGTTATGATTGATATGGCAAGGGAAAAATCAGCATTCGTTATTGGAAACGATTACAGTCTTCCAGTAATGTTTGACCAACTTGACCCTGAGTATATTGAAGATACAAGAAATGACCCTTCAATGTCACCACTTCAATTTGCACGTGAGTACATAAGCGTATGGACAGGTTCTAGTGAAAACAGTTTAGTACAACTTAAAGACTTAGAAAGATGTAGAGTTCTTCCTACTGCTGAATTTAAAGCAGATATGAAGGGTAATCATAAATATATAATCTCAGTGGACGTTGCTCGTTCAGAAAAGAAAAATACAGCAACAACCGCAATAGCAATCTTCAAACTCATCCCTAGAGGTGATGGAAGATATATGAAACATCTGGTTAATGTTCATACATACAAAGGCAATATGCACTTTGAAGACCAGAGTATTTACATCAAAGAGCTTGTTGAAAAATACAACGCTTCTATGGTGACAATCGATGGTAACGGTTTGGGTAGAGGTCTTGTGGACTACCTAGTTAAAGAAGACAAATATCCTTCTTACTCAGTAGTTAATGATGATAGCTACGACAAATACAAAATGCCAAACTCACTACCATTAGTATTCAATGTAATGTCGAATACAAAAGAAACAAGTGCTTCTAATATTTACAACAATTTTATGACAGTAATCGCAAACCACGACTTAAAACTTTTAGTCTCTGATTCAGTTATCAAAGAGAAAACTAAAGAGAAGGACTATGAGAAGCTAGGGGAACAATTACTACCACACGTTGAAACTGGATTGTTCGTAGATGAAGTTATGAACCTAGTTTACGAAGCACAAGGAAATAAGACGAAAGTTAAACGTGTTTCTAAGCAGATGGAGAAAGATAGATTCTCTGCTGTTTCTTACGGTTTATATTACATCTATCTTGAAGAACAGAAGAACCAACAAAGAAAGCGTGAAACTTTCGATGCAACAGGTTTCTTCGCAGTTAAAAAAGCAAAGCATAAAATTTGGAGTTAATGGGAGGTGCAGGAATGACAGAAGAAAACAATCAAAGACAAAGTGTTATGGCATTCAGCCAGATGGACTTTGCAAAACTAATAATCAACGACTTAACTAATAGTAGGGAAGCTCGTTCGATACTAAAAAAATACAAGCAAAGCGAAGTTCGTGAAATTATCGAAGCTTACAAGTTGCCTAAAAATCAAGAAAAACTTCGTGAGATTTCACAGTTACTATGGGCAAAGAGTCCACAGTATCAACGACTAATCGATTACTTTGCAGGTATGGCACTATTCTCTCATATCATAGCTCCAATCAAGGATATCAGAAGTGCAAATAAGAACAAGGTTCTTAAACAGTATACACAAATTGGTGAACTATTAAAGCTGATGAACCTTAGACACGAAATGACAAGAGTTCTTACAACAGCTTTTACAGAAGATGTATTCTTTGGATACATTCACAGAGATAAGAAATCATTCTACATCCAACCTATTGATGCTAATATCTGTAAAATCACATCTATTGAAGATGGTATTTATAATTTTAGTATCGACATGAGATACTTTGAAAAAGACGAAACTAGATTGGCGGCTTACGCAAGTGAGGTGCAACAAAAATATCTAGGTTGGAAATCTTTGAAAGATAAAAACTCTAGAATCAATGAATGGGTAGAACTTGATGCAAAGAACACAATTTGTATCAAAGTTAATGACAATATGTTGGAAGCGTTTCCACCATTCGCAGGTTCATTCGATGCTATATTCGATATTGAAGCATTCAAGCAATTACGCAAAGATAAAGAAGAATTAGGAAACTATATGATTCTTACACAGGAATTGCCAATGCGTGAGAACAGTGAGAACAACAATGACTTTATGATTGATAGAGACATGATGATGTTCTTCCACAACATGGCAAGCGAGACTGTGCCAGAAAACGTTGGCGTAATCACTTCCCCAATGCCTATCCAAGCTGTAAAGTTTGATAGAGACAGAGTTGACAGTGATGGCGTTGCTAAAGCAGAACGTGATTTCTGGTCAAGTAATGGTACATCTCAACTATTATTCAATGCTGATAAATCCACTTCTCAAGGTCTTCTAATGTCAGTTAAGACAGACGAAGAAATTGTATTCGCAGTTATCACACAGATTGAAAGATGGTTGAATCGTTATTTCAAATTTGAATTTAGCGATTTAATGTTTAGCGTATCTATATTGCCTATTACACGTTTTAATCAATTAGATATGTATAAAATGTACCTTGAAGCAGGACAGTATGGACTACCAGTAAAGAGCCATCTAAGTGCAACGATTGGCTTAGACCCAATCGAAACAATGAATATGGCTTACCTAGAAAATGACTTGTTAAAGATGCACGAAGAGTTTATGCCATTGATGTCTTCACATACAATGGGCGACCCTAACGAAGCAGTAGCAGGGCAACAAAAAGGTGCAGATGGTAGACCTCAGAAGAAATCTACAGAGGTTTCAGATGAGACTTCTAGAGGTAAAGATAAGCCTAATGCGTAATAAAATATAAGCTTGAAAGGAGGTGGAAAAGAGTGTCAAAGAAATTGATAGATTTCACAGGAACTAAAATTAGTGATGTGAAACAAATTAACCCTCTTTTCTCTACCTGTAAAGTGCGTATCTTGTACACAGGAAGAAATCGCAATATGTCGATTATTTCTAGAGATGCGGTTGAGAAAGCATTACCATCTATTATAGGTGTCCCAATCGTTGGAGAGTATTCTATGGAAGCTAAAGACTATAAAGGTCATGGTGGAGCAATCGATTTGGATTCATACGATTTCATCCACACAACAAAACCTTATGGTTTCGTTCCACAAGATGCAACTTTCTCATGGGAAGAAGTTAGAACTAGAGATGGTAACAGTAGAGAATATTTAACTGTCGATGGATGTTATCTATGGACAGGAAGGTATCCAGAAGCTTTCAGCGTTATCGAGCAAGGTAAAGGTCAATCAATGGAGATTGAAGTAAATGACGGTGAGTGGAACTATGATGAAGACGCTTACGATATTAAAAACTTTACTTTCTCTGCCCTATGTATTTTAGGTGATGACGTAGAACCTGCTTTTGAAGATGCAAAAATTTCATCTAGTTTCTCACTAGATTCAGATGCGTTCAAATTAGAATACGCAAGAATGATGGAAGATGTGAAACAAACTTTACTACAAAAAGAGGGGGTTAACGAAATGAAACTTAAAGAATTACTAGAAAAGTATTCTCTTAAAATTGAAGATTTAACAGCTAAAGGAATTGATTTCAATGAAATCTCAGAAGATGAGCTAGAAGCTAAAATCATCGAGGTTTTTGAAATTGATGTGAATGGTGATGTTGAGCCAGAGGTAACAGAGCCAGAAGCAGTAGTAGAACCAGAAGTTGACAATGAGCCAGAAGTTATCGAGCCAGAGGTAGTTGAACCAGAAGCTACAGAACCAGAAGTGGTTGTTGAGCCAGAGGTTGATTTCCAAGCTCGCATTGAAGCATTAGAGGGCGAATTAGCTACAGCTAATGAAACTATTACAAATTTAACTACAGAAGTGGAAGGCTTACGCCAGTTCAAATTGGACGCTGAAAAAGCGAAGCACGAAGCGGAAGTAACAGCTATCTTCTCAAAATTCCAATTAACAGAAGAGGAAGTCAAAGATATTGACGTTCACGCATTCTCTGTTGAGGAAGTTGAAGAAAAATGCTATGCAATTCTTGGTCGTAAAATGGCTAAGAAAAACTTCTCTAAAGACAAAGAAGCAGGTAACATCCATCTACCATTAGATGGTGGAAACCAAGATAAGACATCTAATCCATATGGTGACTTATTTGAAAAATATAACAAATAATTATTTATTCTAGGAGGAAAAAGATAATGGCTATCGTAAGAAAAGATAAACTATTAGCAGGTTACAATGGTAACTTAGAATCAGTTAAGGTTCACAACAACGCAGGTTCAGCAACAGTTCAAACTACTAATGGAGTATTCGTAGTTGTTGAAGGTTTAATGGCAGGAGAGCGTGAGGTTAAGAAAGCTCGTTTAGCGGCAACAGCAGACTTCGCTAAAGATGTACTTTTAGTACACAATGCAGAGGTTATGTATGATGAGCGTCTAGACAAACTAGCAGATTTCCGCATCGAAGCAGGTAAGGTTGCACGTGCATACCGCTTGTACGATGGTGATATCATCACACTTACTACAGACCTTTTTGCAGACACAGTTGTTGTAGGTGACAAACTTATCGTTAAATCTAACGGTTTAATCGGTAAAGACGCTACTAACCTACCAAATGCTAAAATCGTATTTGAAGTAATCGAAGATGCAGGTTACGAATTGTCTCCATTAATGGGAGCATTCGCTGTTCAAGTTACTCGTCAAAAATAATTCTAATTAATAAACAATAGGAGGAAATAACAATGGATAAAAATATCATCAAACTAGCTGTAGATTTAGCTAGAGGGAAAGTGCAAAACTTCTCTAAAGAAGAAGCTAATGAAACGCTTCGTAAAGCATTCTTAGACTTAGGAGAGTTTTCAGCAGACGGTAAAATTGACCGCAAAACTTTCCGTAAGCACAAAGTAGAAATCTTCGAGATTCTTGAAGAAATCATCAACGAAACTCTTGAGGAAGGTCTTCGTAACCAATTTGACGGTTTCGCAGAATACCGCAACCTAGCATGGGGTGACACTAACCTGTTCAA